TTCGCAAGGTGTGTGATGTTATTGAGGACAATTCATTACTCTCAGCACAAGTACGACAGATCCGCGTGGCCAATGGTCAGGAATCGATAGAGCTTTTATCGGGGGCTCGATACGAGATAGTCGCGGCAACAAGAGATGGTAGCCGTGGTAAGACCGCGGATCTGTTGTTTGTGGATGAGTTACGCGAAATCAGCGATGAGGCTTGGACAGCTGCTAAGCCGATTACACGCGCTAGGCCTAATGCTCAGATATTGCTTACCTCTAACGCCGGTGATGCTTTCAGCACAGTCCTAAACAATTTACGCGAGCGCGCATTGAGCTACCCACCTAAGACTTTAGGGTTTTGGGAATACTCAGCCGATGACTTTAGCAAGATAACCGACAAAGATGCGTGGTATCAGGCTAACCCTGCTCTGGGCTACTTGGTAGATGAAGCGACAATCGCTGAAGCTATTGCAACCTCAAGCGTAGAAGCTAGCCGCACAGAAACTTTGTGCCAATGGGTTAGCGCGCTTAAATCACCATGGCCTTATCGAGCGTTTGAGGATTTGACGGTGCAGGATCTCAAACTAGAGCCCGGCAGGCTAACAGTCTTTGCCATGGACATTTCAGTAACCAAAAAGCAGGCCAGCCTTGTTGCGGGGCAGATTATGGAGGATGGCAAGATAGGCGTGGGCGTTGTGGCTCAGTTTGAGTCGCATGTGGCTATTGATGAGCTGAAGATGGCTGCCGAAATCGCTAATTGGGCTAAAGAATACAAACCGAGGTCTATTTGCTTTGACAAATACACAACTATGAGCGTGGCTGAACGTTTAGCACAGACTGGCTACAAAATGGTAGACATGTCGGGGCAAGTGTTTTATCAAGCCTGCTCTGATCTACTAGATGCCATAGTAAATAACCGAATGGCTCACAACGGTCAGCAATCGCTTATAGATTCTATGAATAACTGCGCTGCTAAAGAAACCGATGCAGGCTGGCGAATTGTGCGGCGTAAATCGGCTGGCGATGTATCTGCCGCTATATGTTTGGCGATGGTGACACACCAGCTACTCAAGCCACAATCAAAACCTGCAATTATGTCCTAAATGTCTGATTTGTGTGGTATCCTTTAGGGGATGGGTCTATTTGATCGTTTCCGCCCTACGAAAATTGAGGCGCAACTTAATCCGCCATTGATGACGGATTCATTCAACTATTTTCTTCCAATCGCTGTTACAGCTGTCGGACGTGAAGAAGCTATCAGCGTTCCCGGCGTAGCTAGGTGCAGAAACCTTATAGCCGGAACCATTGCCACGTTTCCATTGGAACTTTACAAAAAATCTACTGGTGAAAAACTTGGCAAGCCTATTTGGATTGACCAACCAGCCGCAGCGCAACCACGAAGCGTTACTCTTGCGTGGACTGTAGATTCACTTTTGTTTTATGGTGTTGCATATTGGCGCGTAACTGAAGTTTATTTTGATGATGGCAGACCAGCGCGCTTTGAATGGATTGCACCGGGTCGTGTGTCATTTGATACAGATCCAATTAGCGAATACATCACACGTTATTACGTTGATGGCAAAGAAGTACCTAATTCAGGTCTTGGATCACTTATTACATTTCAAGGATTAGATGAAGGCGTACTTGCGAGAGGCGCACGAACATTGCGCGCCGCTATTGATTTGGATAAATCCACCAACGTAGCCACATCCACACCAATGCCTTCAGGCGTAATTAAAAACTCTGGCGCAGACCTTAGCAAAGAAGAAGTTGATGCTATTCTCGCCGCATGGAAGTCGGCGCGAACACAGCGTTCAACAGCTTACCTTACAAGCACGTTAGATTACGTGCCGACCTCTTTTAGCCCTAAAGACATGGGTTATGTAGACCTAATTCAGAATATGTCTACACAAATCGCAAGATTAATGAACGTGCCTGCTTATTACATTAGCGCAGACATGAACAATTCAATGACGTATGCGAACGTTCAAGATGAACGCCGTCAATTCGTTTCTCTATCTCTCGCGCCGTACATTCATGCAATTCAGGATCGTTTAAGCATGGATGACATCACAGCACGTGGCAACATTGTCAAGTTTGATGTTGAAGATGCTTTCCTAGCTGTCAATGCTCTTGAGCGTTTGATGGTTATTGAAAAGATGCTAACCCTAGGTTTGATTTCCGTTGAAGATGCAATGGAAATGGAAAACCTATCACCGAACGGAAACGAATCAGATGCACCTAACATTCTCTAGCGATATTGAGTGCTCAATTAGTGAGCGCACTATCTCAGGCAAAATCGTCCCATTCGGCGGCGAGATTGGACATACATCCGCCGGCAAAGTGGTATTCGAAAAAGGATCTATTGAGATTCCTGATAGCCCTAAGCCAAAACTATTACTTGAGCACGATCCAAAAAAACCTATTGGTCGCCTTGTAAGTTTTAGTGAAAAGGAAGATGGCATTTATGCCACGTTCAAAGTTTCAAACACAACACGCGGAAACGATGCACTTATTGAAGCATCTGAGCAACTACGCAGCGGATTGTCTGTTGGTGTAGAAGTTGTTGATGGCAAGCGTGACGGCGAAGTGTATCGCGTGCTTGCAAGCAAAATGATGGAAACAAGTCTTGTTCAAGCTGCCGCGTTTAAGAGCGCGGAAGTGTTGAGCGTTGCTGCATCGGAAGAAGATGAAGCAAAAGAAACAACAACCCAAAACGAAAGCGAGGCAGTCGTGGAGAATACTCCAGACACCGCAACCGTTGAGCCTGTGGTCGAAACCCCTGCGGTAGAGGCTGCTCGCCCAACTGTTAGCGCACCGATTTACACCAAGCCACGCCTAGAGTTCACAAAGGCTAAGTACCTTGAAAACACTCTACGCGCGAAGTTCCTTGGTGATGAAGATGCTGCAATGTATGTTCGTGCAGCAGACAACGAAACAACAACAGCACCGGGCATGGTGCCTACTCGTCAGCTTACTGAAGTAATCAACCCACTTTCAAATGCTGATCGCCCTTACATTGATGCCATCACGCGTGGAACATTGCCAGATGCCGGCCTTGTTTTCCAAATCCCGAAAATCACGGCTGTCCCAACAGTTGATCAGATTGACGAAAACCAAGCAGTTGCAGATTCTCAGTTGACAGCATCGTATATCAACGTAGATGTTAAGCCTTTCAAGGGTCGCGCAATCACTACCGTTGAACTCATTGATCGTTCAAGCCCAACATTCTTTGATGAGCTTGTCCGCCAAATGGAATTTGCTTACAGCAAGGAAACCGATGGCTACGTGCAACAGGGTCTTGCTAGCGGTGGCGTACTAAACGCAACTGCAACGACAGAAGATAAAGATGGATTGCTTTCCTACATCTCTAGCGCAGCAGCAGCAATTTACAAGGGCACACTAGGTTTTGCCCGTAACATTGTTGTTTCACCTGAGCAATGGGCAAAGATTATGTCCTACAATGATGGTGGACGTCCTATCTACATTGCTTCAAATCCACAAAACGCAGGCGGCGCACTCTCACCAGATTCAGTTCGTGGAACAGTAGCCGGTCTTAGCCTTTATGTTGATCGCTTGAATACAGGAACTGGAAACACAGGTCTTGGAGATTACTCCATGGTAGTTATTAACCCAGAAAGCTACACATGGTATGAGTCCCCACGCTTCCAGCTTCGCACAAATGTCAACAGCGATGGAACCATCGATTTGCTCTACTACGGCTATGGTGCACTAGCAACCAAGGTCGGAGCAGGCGCAAACTGGTTTAACAAGTCCTGATCTAACTAACTAGATCGTTTGAGTTACCCCGGCGCACAGCCCTTGCGCCGGGGCTAACATAGGAAAGGAAAGACAATGCCGGCAACATACGTGACCGAAGCCGAATTACGCAGCGCACTTGGGATAGGTGCTTTGTACACGTCTGCCGTTGTTGAAGAAGTTTGCCAAGCTGCGGAAAACGTAGTTAAAGAAAAATTATGGTTTAACAATCAACCTGTTGTGGCTTTAGAAGGATTTGGAACATACGGCAAAGTATTTCTGCCTACAACCGCCGATCAGTTCTACGTGGGACAAACTGTCACCATTGAAAACGTAAGACAACATTTCAACGGCTCAAAGACTTTAACGGCTGTCAATGGTCATTCTGTGACCTTTAATCTTAACCAGTCTGTGACTGAGCCTTACCATCAAGTTATCCCGTACGGTCGCATATTTGCGGCTCAAGCGGTCGATTACGCCACGCTCCCAGAAGTCAATCAAGCTACGCTCATGATTGCTGTGGATATATGGCAAGCACGTCAAGCGTCAAACGCTGGCGGGATTTCACCTGATTTTCAACCTTCACCGTATCGCATGGGCAATACCCTTATGGCACGTGTCAGAGGTTTACTTGCGGATCACTTAGCCCCGGGCGGTCAAGTAGGATAATGTCAGCAATCTCTACCCTACGTGGAACAATCGCGACTGCGCTAACTGATAATGCGGTGTGGCAGGTGTTTTCCTTCCCACCTGCCACTCCCTTAGCCAATAGCATTGTAGTACAACCCGGTGATCCTTACATTGAGCCGTCTAATGACCACTACAAGACAGTCAAGCCAAAAGCTAATTTCAAGCTCATTGTGCTTGCACCTATGTTTGACAATCAAGGCAACCTTATCAATATCGAAGATTATTATTTAGCAATAGTGAATAAGCTTGAAGCGTCCTCTATTGCGTATACAATAGGCACATTTAGTGCGCCAGCAGTCTTAACCGGTGTAGCAGGCGATTTGCTATCCGGGGAAGTAAGTATCAGCGTTCTCTCAGATTGGAGCTAAACATGGCTGATGTAGAAAAAGAGCGTGAGGCTTTCCTAGCTAAAATCGGTCAGGTAAAGCCCACAGAACCAAAACCAACCGCTAAGAAAGATGAGGAATAAGCCACATGGCAATTTTCTTGAATAACAAGGTCGGCCTAAAGATTGCAACCATCGATCTTAGCGACCACGTAACAAGCGTTACCCTGAATCAGGCTTTTGATGAGCTTGAAGTTACCGCTATGGGTGACACCGCACACAAGTTTGTCAAGGGTCTTGAGTCAGCAACTTTGACTGTTTCATTCTTGAATGACACAGCATCCGCTAACGTCCTTGCAACCCTGCAAGCAGCATTCGGCACAACAGCAGCCGTCAAAATGGTACAGGATAAGGTCGCTGCAGTTTCGGCTACCAACAGCCTTTACACATTTGATATTCTTGTAAACAACCTCACACCTATCAATGGTGCAACAGGTGACATGGCTACTATGGACATCACGTTCACAGTAAACTCAGCAGTAACCGTAGCCACAACCGGCTCGTTCTAATTTAATAAAAGGGGCAATAATGGCAAAACTTAAAGTAACTAGGGCAGATGGCACAGAGTCAGTCCATGACATAACTCCGGCTATTGAGTATGCCTTTGAGACACATGCCAAGAAAGGTTTTTACAAAGCCTTTCAAGAAGATCAAAAGCAAAGCGATATTTATTGGCTTGCTTGGGAATGTCTGCGTAGAGCAGGCGCGCCCGAGGTTTATCCCTTTGGCGATAAGTTTCTCGAAACCTTGAAGGCTGTTGAGGTTTTGGGTGACGATAGCCCAAATGGCTAACGCGTGATGCTTGGACTTACCACATAGCAGAGCTATCGGTAAATCTGGGCATCGCGCCTAGCGAGTTCATAAATATGGATCGTGATTTGCTCAAGGCGATTTACGCGGTCTTACACAAACAAGCGGAAGATAGGAAACATGCCAGTCGTAATCGAGGGGGTCGTAGGGCTTAGAAAAGCCTTGACTCAACTCGCGCCTGACATCAAGAAGGAATTAGATAAAGAAGTCCGCGAAGCATTAAAACCAATTATTGAAGATGCTCGTTCGAAAGTACCTGCAACAGCTCCGGGCGGTTTGTTTAACTATAACTATCCCGGCTATGAGCGCAAGTCACGCACTAGCCGCAAGCGCGGTTTTCCTTCCTACGATCCTAAAGCCATACGTAAAGGTCTCACTTATTCCGTGGCTACAAGTCGTATGAAGCAATCGGGTTTCGTGTCTTTGTTCACTCTGTTCAACAAGTCTGCTAGCGGTGCAATCATTGAGACCGCAGGCAGATTAAATCCCGGTGGAGATCCCGAAAGCCAATCAAACAACCGTGACGCAGGGCGTAGGTTTATCGGTGCTATGAATGGCGTGGGCGCACTTAAAGATTACTCAGGACGTGGACGTAATTCCACAGGTCGTTTGCTTTATGCGGCGTATGCTCGTAACGAAGGCAAGGCTGTCAATGCCACACTAATTGCCATTGAGAAGGCTAAACAAAATCTTTACCAGCGCGTTAGAGATAGTAGAAAGATGAGCGCATAATGGCATTAACTGAATCACAAATCAAAGTCATTATTGCTGCTGAGTTGCAAAAGGCTGGTTTCGATAAAGCCGAAAGAGCGACCAAGAACCTTACAAGAAGTTTCAAAACACTAGGTGCAACAATCGGTGTGGCTTTGTCCGCACGTGCGTTTGTCAATTTTGCTAAACAAGGTGCTGTGGCTTTTGCGGCTGAGGAAAAAGCCGTCAAGCAGCTCACTAACTCCTTAGCCAATCTGGGCTTTGCCTTTAGCGTTCCTGCGGTTGAGCGTTACATTGACAATGTAGAAAAAGCCACAATGGTTAGCAAGGACGAATTACGCCCTGCTATGGTGCAATTAATCAGCACAACCATGAGTGCTAAGAAGTCTATGGATCTATTAGGCACAGCCTTAGACATAGCGGCAGAAACAGGCGCAAGCGTCAGCCAAGTCACAACAGCCTTGAGTCGTGCATATAACGGCAACTACACATCACTAGCCAAACTATCTCGAGGCTACACATCAGCACAACTAGAGGCTGCTGGTTTCGACATGACTGTGCAGATGCTCAATGATCGTTTTACTGGTAGTGCTGCGGCTGCTACCGATAGTTATTCCTTCAAGATTGCTCAACTACAAAAGGCCGTAGGGGATGCTCAAAAGGAAATCGGCAAAGGTCTTATCAAGGGCTTAGAGCAATTAGGCTCAGGCGATTACGATGAAGGATTACAGGATTTAGTAGATTTTGGCAACGCTATTGGCAAGTCTTTTGGTTACGCAGCAGGCGCAGTCAATACGCTGAAAGACGCTTACGACATTATTACGCTGCGCTTTGTAAGAGATAAGACGCTACAAGCATTAGGCAAGATACAAACGCAAGAGCAGCGCGGTGGAACGATTACACCTTCACAGCGTGAGTTAGCTATAGCGGAAGTGCAAAAGCGTAAAGAGAAGGCATTGAGAGATGCTGAACGTCGTGATCGTGAAAAGCTACGTAAGCTAAGTGAGAAAGAGCGCAAGGCACGTGAGGCGGCACTAAAGAAAGAACAACAACTTAAGCGTGCTGGCACAGTCTTTGACATGGAAGCAATCCAATTAGTAGCGGCTTTGCAGAATCGTGTTACAGAGGAAAACCGACTACGTCTAACGGCTTTATTGGCTATTTACAGCGACAACGCTGAGGCAGCAGATAAACTCACGCAGGCTGTTCTATTGCTACAAAAGCCAGCTCTAGAAAATCTAGGTATTACACTCAAGACTGGCGATAACGCTACAGATGTAATCAATAAGATTATTACAGCGCAGACTAAACTGTTTCTACTTAACACAGGGATTGCAACCATTCCAAAGGCTAAGAATCCTTTTGAAGATTGGGATAGCATCCTAGATCGCTTGCTAGGTAAGATTAATTCAATCAAAAATGCTATTAGCGGTTTTGGCAACAATAACCCAAACGGTAGTCCTAATGGCAGTCCAAACGGTAGTCCAAACGGAAGTCCCAATGGCAACCCTAATACATCTCCGAATGGAATAACCGTTGCGGATCCTTCAGGTGTTGTAATCACAATGCCGAATGGCGTTAATGCTAACCCATTCAACACATTTACCGTAAACGGTGCAACCATTATTGCTAACTCAGGTACGGTCATGACTGGTCGTGCCGATGATTCACCCAATGAGGCTAACGCTAGACAACGCATTGCAGACATATTTGAAACGATTGGCACATTCGGAGCAGGCGGCTTTAACCCTGCCAATGTGACTGTAAACGTAGCAGGCAACGTTATGTCTAATGATGATCTTATTCAGGTCATTACTGAAGGCTTGTATGAGGTACAAAGACGAGGTCAGTCAATCACTTTGAACGCGGTGGCTCTGTAATGCCAGCACCTACGCTGCGTGTGTTTGTAGACTTTGATAGCAATACAGCCTTTGAAACTAACCCACTTATCTTAGACTCAGTTACTAGCGGCATACTTGGAACCAATAAACTAGGCTCAGGTACGCTGCCTGTTGAAATTACCAATTTAGTCACACGCACAAACATCAGGCGCGGACGCTCGCGTATTACTAGCAAGTTTGAAGCTGGCACAGCAGACGTTGTTTTATATGATCAAAACGGTGACTGGAACCCAATGAACCCGGCAGGGGCGTATTACCCTCACTTAGTTCCCTTGCGTCAAATTATTATTTATGCAACTTATCTAGGCGTGGACTATTTCCTCTTTAGCGGCTTTATTACCAATTACGACACAGGTTTTAGACAGGGTAACGAGGATGTATCTACTGTAACTTTGCGGTGTGTAGATGGCACTAAGTTACTTGCTGGTAGCTCTATTTCAACAGTCACAGGCACACCTGCTGGACAACTCTCAGGAGCTCGCGTAGATGCCCTGTTAAACGCCATAGATTGGCCTGTAAGCCTACGAAATGTAGATGCTGGTGATTCTTTGTTACAGGCAGACCCCGGCACGTCTAGGACGGCTTTAGAGGCGTTAAACACGGTACAGGACAGCGAGTTTGGCGGTCTATTTGTAGACGGTGAGGGTCAGGTACGATTTGTCAGCCGCACTAACCTTATAGCAGCACCAGCTACGGCTGTTTATACCTTTGCAGATAATGGCACAAATATTAGCTACACAAACGCCATAGTGGCTTTGGATGACACAAACCTTGTTAATGATGTGACTGTGACACGCGCAGGCGGCACAGCTCAGAACGCTTTTGACCAGACCTCGATTGACACCTATTTCCTACATTCAGGCACACGCTCAGGCATTTTGGTACAGACGGACGCTGAGGCGTTAAATCAGGCTCAAGGCATCCTAGCTACGCGTAAAGACCCTGAGGTGCGAGTCGATAGCATTTCACTAAACCTTTACGATGATATTAACCCTAATAAGCCTTTAGCAGGGGTAGACATTGAGCTACTAGATGGCATACAAGTAACCAAAACTATGCCTGGATCTAGCAGCGTGGTACAGCCTAGCCTTGTTCAAGGCATACACCACAATATAACTAAATCATCATGGGAAACCATACTTTACACAAGCGAGCCTTTATTGGCTGGCTTCGTGTTAGATTCAAGCATTTCAGGTATACTAGACCAAGACGTGCTGAGCTACTAAGGAGAAAAAATGGCAGGTGCAGGTTATAAGCTGTTTAATACCGGTGACGTATTAACCGCAGCTCAGGTAAACACGTATCTAATGGAACAAACTGTGATGGTGTTTGCCAATGCGGCAGCACGTACCACAGCATTAAGCGGCGTAGTGTCCGAGGGTATGATTTCATACCTCAAAGATACTAACGCTGTTGAGGTTTACGATGGGTCTAACTGGGTTAGCTCAGATGATCCAAATGCTATTCAGAACTCAATCATCAACGCTAAAGGCGATTTAATCGCTGGCAGCGCGAACGATACCCCGGCAATCCTTTCCGTTGGAAACTCAGGGGAAACAATCGTCGCGGATTCTGCCGCTAGCACAGGGCTTCGCTGGCAGGGTGATTATTCCGCTGGCAAGAACAAAATCATAAATGGTGATTTTGGGATTTGGCAGCGCGGCACTTCAATCACTTTAAGCAATGGTGCTTTTGCATATACCGCAGACCGCTTCGAAGTTTATACTCAGTTTTCTGCTGGCAGTTCATCATTTTCTCAACAAACTTTTACGGCTGGAACCGCACCAGTAGCGGGATACGAAGGCACATTTTTTGGTAGATTAACCTGCGGCTCAACTGCATCTTATTTTGATATTGCTCAAAAGATTGAGAGTGTCAGAACTTTTGCGGGTCAAACTGCCACCTTGTCCTTTTGGGCTAAGGCTTCGGGTTCAATCGTTATTACTCCTTATTTAATCCAAAACTTTGGGTCAGGTGGTTCCTCTAACGTCAATACCGCTGGTTCAACAATCACTTTGACAACCTCTTGGACAAGATACACAGTTACACTATCTGTTCCATCTATTAGCGGTAAAACTATCGGCGCAGGGAATTATTTAAGCGCATTGTTGGCTCATACAAGTGGAAGCCTAAATAGTGCGACTATTGACACTTGGGGCTGGCAGGTTGAGGCTGGCAACGTAGCCACCGCGTTTCAAACCGCAACTGGCACAATCCAAGGCGAGTTAGCCGCTTGCCAGAGGTATTACTGGAGAACTGGTGGGCTTTCTGGCTATCAAATTTTATCAACTGCCTACGCGAAAAGTGCGACAGAAGTTCAAGTGGCAATTCCTAATCCTGTACCAATGAGGGTCATTCCGACAGTCGTAGACGCTTCAACGCTAGGCTTTCAGGAATACGGAGGAACAATTAGGTCAATGACATCAGTTACTTTAGACGGCGCGAGTTCGCCAACTTGTTCATTTATTTACGCAACGATTGCAGGTTCTACTGCTGGCTACGTTGGAAAGATTTTGATTAATAATAGCACTTCGGGTTATTTAGGATTTGGAGCGGAACTATAAAATGGCACAAATTACATTTGAAACAAAAATAAGTCCGACAACGGGTGAAGAAGTTGAATACGTTTTTATTGAATTGTCTGATGGTGGATTTAGTTCAATGGAAAAAAAGTATTATGACGAGTTAGAAGCCGCCAAAGAAAACGGCACAATCTCGTAGGATATGGCCAAACTGTGCAAAGCAGGGCAACAGCTTCGCGAGCAAATTGACGATGCGTTCCCCGATAGAGATAGAGCTTCGGATGGGTGGCTCGGTGATGCGAAGCATGCAGCTCGTAAGTCCGATCACAATCCTTCTGTTGAAGGCATTGTACGTGCCCTCGATATCGATGCTGATCTTAGATCCCACAAATCCGAGGCGTTCGACCTTGCGGATCAGTTACGACTATTTGCCAGATCTGATAAGCGAGT